TGGGCCATAACACCCTGTACCCTGGGATCCTCAGTAAGCGCGGGGGGCTCCATCATCATAACGTCATTAATAGGAGTAGAGTCCATAGTGTCTTTATTTGTACTCATATTTTTTTCAGGTGGTTTAAACGCTGTAGAAGGTTTATCTTGTGTCTGTAATGGCACCATACCCTCGCCATCATCAAATAGGTTCATAGTGGGGACGTGTTCAGAAGCCATGTTAATATATTCCTATGTTTTCTTAAAGTTCTAGTGACGCGCCTATTTCTTTTTAGTAATCGTGAGTTTGGTTTTCTTCGTTGCCTTTTTGGCGTCCTGCTCCGTTTGATTAACGTGTTTTGGATTGTACATCTTCTTATGCATACTCCACAATTGAGGACTACCAACTTTGAAACCCTTCCTAACAGTTGCTTTGTACCAAAATACACAATCCTGGATCTTGTTAGACTTTACTGTATTGTCTAACACGAGGCACTCATAATTTTCAGTACAGGCATCCATTACCTTACAGAACATGTCAAACGAGGGGAATATTCCAAAAAAGGATTTGTAAAGTTTCTCTCTATTTTGAATGATATTCTCTCTCAAGATGAAAACATAATCAACATTCGCACGAAGTGCTGGGGGTAAGTCCATAACATATTGCATAGTCAACATAAAGAAGATTTTCCAATGTCTTCCATTCATGAAGCACTGACGTATACAGGTATCTTTAAGGAACTTTGAGTCATACATACAGTCGTCTAAAAGCATGAAGGCGCCACAGTTAGTTTTACCCGCACCGACCAACTTTCTCTGCCGAGACATAACTCTTTCTATTGCCTCTCTATCGTAGTCACCATAAATGAATAAATCTGGGATAAAGTCTGAATAAAAATGGTTACCCTCTTCTGTTCCAGACAGCACTATTCCCGCCGGGAGGTGTTTCTTATGGAACATAATATCTTTGACGAGAGTTGATTTACCTGTGTTACGTTTCCCAATGAACACACAAACCCGGTCATCACTAATTGTCTCAGGTTTGAACTTCCTCAACTGAAGATTCATTCTATTATAGCGTTTCGTTTTATTTACCAAAATTTTACTCATATACAGTAGGAATGGCTGGTCGGTTAAGACTTGCTACAACAGGAATCCAAGATCAGTGGTTAACTGGTGAACCACAATTTTCATATTTCCTGATGAATTTTAAGAGACATACCAAGTTTTCCTTTGACTATGTAGAGAGTCAGTTTGATGGGAAAATAGATTTTGGTAGTCTTCTCACGTGTAGGGTTCCTAATGACAAGGGAGATCTCATAAAGAATTTCAACCTTAAGGTTACTCTCACAAATCCAAATCCTAGTACCAATGTGTGGTCTAAATCAATCATAACACATATGATTGACTATGCAGAGCTTGTAATTGGTGGACAAATTGTACAAAAGATTACAGGGGAGTACATTTATATGTATCAACAGCTTCATAGTACAAATGATGATATTGAACAGACTTTGTACTTCTTAAATGGACATGGTAATATACTTGCATATACCGGTGAGTACTCATACTTTTTAGACTTGCCATTCTATTTCTATAGAAACCCTAGTCTATCTATACCAACGTGTGCCCTTACTAAACAGATCGTAGAGATTAGAATCAAGACGAGACCACTGAGGGAACTTATTCATTACGGTGCACCCGAAACCATAAACGCTTCTATAAAGAAGTTTGCACTTGATACGGAATTTGTCTACTTAACTGATGATGAGAAGGGGTTTCTGGTATCTAGACCAATTGACTATGTCATCACCCAACTTCAAATTGCCAAGTTCAAAATGAACCCCGGTGAAAATAAAAAGTCTGTGATGTTGAAGTTTTCACACCCAGTAAAAGAACTCTTCTTTGTATCACAGTCAGAGGATTCAGTCCAAAATAACTACCCAAATCAGTATAACACTATTACTAACGCTGAACTTCGATTCAATAATGAAGTCGTCTTCAATAGGAATAACCTATTCCTGACGTACGAACAACCTCTCAAACATCACATAAACGCTCCACAAGCGTCTAGCACCTCTAAATTTGGTATGTATTCCTTCTCCTTACAACCAGAGATGTACTATCCAACTGGGCAAGTGAACATGAGTCGCATAGCTCACAAACTGTTTACAATTGAGATTGATCCATTAACCACAACGGACTACAATAACACGCGGGTGTACGCTATAAATTACAACGTACTCAGGTTTGAGAGTGGTTTAGCCGGTTTAAAATTTTAGGTAGTTATATTAGTAATGGCTGGTAGAATACAGATGCTAACGTCTGGATCCCAAGACAGGTATTTCACGAGGAATCCAGACTACAGTCATTTTGTGGAAGCTTTTAAGAAGCACGCAAATTTTTCTACACAGTACGATGATTTAGATCCAGAAAATGAAGCAGATTTTGGGAAAAAGATTAAGTTCAAGATTCCCCAAAATCAAGGTGATCTATTGAAAACCTTGAGTGTGAAAATGACTCTACCAGAAATTCCAGGTAGCCCTGTATACGTAGAATCGGTTGGCCACGCCATAATTGATCATGTAGATCTGATCATAGGTGGTACCATAGTTCAAAGGCTTTATAGTGATTATCTCCAAATATACTCAGAGCATAATGTTACACAAACAAAACAAAAGGCGCTGGAACAACTCATTGGAAAGTATTCACTTAGAACAAGTGATAAACTTGTTGGTGAGGTAGTTACAGGTGGTGGAATACCCAACAGAGGTATAATCATAACGGGTACACTCGGAGCCAACTCAGATGAAAACTTCTTCGTTGATCTACCCTTCTACTTTTACAAACACCCTGAACTCGCTATACCTCTATGTGCTATTAACAAACAGGAAGTTGAAGTTGAGATTACACTTAGAAAACCAGAGGAAATCATGGTTGATATTGATGGTAGTCGTGTTACGTCACCCCCTAATATACATATTAAGGATTTTAAACTCTCTACAGAGGTTGTATTTTTAGACAAAAATGAAAGATCCAAGATGCAGAAGATGAAGAAAGACTACATCATAACACAGGTACAACAGAATGTATTTGATGTGGGTGTAGGTATTAAGGAGGGAACGTTCAAACTTGACTTTAGAAATCCAGTCAAAGAACTCTATTTTGTAATTCAAAGACAGGGTACTAGGGGTGATGGTGTATCACATGGTAATTTTGTAACACCATTTGATTACGATAATACAGCTCTCACAGCTGACAACAAACGTATTCTTTATGAAAACCTGAATTACCTTACACTACAATTTGATGGGCAAGACATTATTACACAGGAGACTGGTACCGTTCTCTTCCTAAAAGCTGTACAGGCAGCTATACATCACTCCAAAACACAGTTGATTAGGCGTTTCTATTCGTATAGTTTCGCCTTACAGCCAGAAGAGGCTTATCCAACAGGACAAGTGAACATGAGTAACGTAAAAGAGCAAATACTTCACCTAAGTCTCACGTCATGCCCAGATTTTTCTAGACAAATCCGAGTATACGCAGTAAACCACAATATTCTTCGTGTCGGTGAGGGAATTGCTGAATCTCTTTTTACTCTTAAATACTAAAGATGAATATGCAAACTGGTTTTGGTGATGCTGGTGACAGAATGGCAGAGCAATACATCGAAACAATGACTAACATTCTTCTTCCAGTTATGGAAAAAGGCATAACACTTGCATGTGAATATTCCAAGGCTTGTGGACGAGACACTCTCCTTCCAGAAGACGTGGAATATGCAACAAAATATTGCGCAATGTATAAAGTCGGTGAAGATATTGGTTCTATTTATCCGGATATCTATGAACAGGTTGATAACGAAGACGAAGAGGAGGATGAGGAGATGCCCACCGTCGACTCCGAAGACTGCCCTCCATTTGAAAGATATTCAGGAAACAACCCCATTTATTTACAGATAAATGAAGCCTACGATCGTTGGAACTCGTGGGAACCCCAAAATCCGACAGAACAGATGTTAAAAAATGCCATTAATAGTAATGAGCACATGGGAGCCTGAAGGTTGGAATTTCAATGATTCGGATATGAAGTTACACGTGTTTGGTAAAGATAACGATTCAGAGAGCAGCTCTAGTGGAGATATATCAGGAGACGATCAACTCTTCGCGAATTCAAAAAGTCTAAAAAAAACCAAGTATAAAAAAATTGAAAAGGAGGAACTATTACCAGAATGAATAATTTTCCTAACCTATAGTATATTACTCACAATGAAGGCGGCTATGCAAACTGTCACCCTTGTTACCCAGGAACTAGAGACCCAGTCCCTCAACGCGATCGTCGCTGGTTTCTCCTTCGCGGCGGCGATGTCCTGGATGGATGTTGTTCGTTTCATCATCAATCAGGTCATTAAGGTGCCCAAGAACGGTGGTGCCCAGTACGCGCTCACTGCCGTGCTCACCACTCTCCTCTCTATCGCGGTCTACATGATGATCTCCACCGTGTCTACTCGCGTCTCCAAGCCTGCTCAGCCTGTCTACGCCATTACCCGCTAAGTGGGTGGTGGAACAGGTGGACTTCCTTTCATCAGAAACATCAATACAATACCAAAGAAGGCAATGATACCTATATAGATATACACTTCTTGATTGTAAAGAATCTCACTTCCCAGGTTCTTTACTTTCTCATCCCTCGTTTTTTCCTTCTTCTTCGCAAATTTATCTAATGGAACCTTTGTTAAACCCTCTAGTTTATCTGTAGAACACTTAACTTCGAATTTTAATACATGATCTTCGTTATTGAATCTATACCTAGTTAATGTACCACTATCAAAATATAAGAATTCTAAACCCAAATCACTTATGATCTTCTGTGACCCTGAATGAAAACGGTGCACAAAAGGGTCATCTGATCCATTGAATGTTATATTAGTTGTACCATCAAGAAGAATGTGACCGGTATAGTGAGGCGTACCCACATAGACAGATTGATTGAGTTCGTCAGAGCCTGATGAAAGTTTAAGAATTAAAGAATTTGGTGCAGGTGTTTGGGGTGTTGGAATACGGGCGGACACAAGACGTATCTCTTCAACGTCATAAATGGGATTTTCCAATGTCACGACGTAGTTATTAGAATCAGGGTACGTAGACGTATCACGTTGACTACTGTCTATGGTTAGGGTGTGAACCTTCATTAAAATATAGGCACAATATTTTAATGATTGTTTTCAACGAATTGAGACAAATATCTAACGGTAAAGCGCGTGGGAAAGTGGGTTGTTCTCCAGCTGCTTGGCGGCAATGCCAAGATTCCTGGAATTGGGGTTCTCGTTACCCTTGTAGGGGTTGAACTGATGGAAAGTCTTGTTCTGATACTGCTGAGTCCAGCCACCATTAGCCGCATTCATACGACCATCAATGCGCGAGGTGTCGCTACGAACAGCCGTGAGTGCACCACCCTGTTTAAGGGGTCCCTCTCTGACATTCATACGACCCGCGTTTCCGGGTCTATTTGCCTTACCACGACGATCCTCGGGACGGAATCCATACTTCATGAGTTCCTCATTCGTCTTGGCAGTAACTCGGCTGGCAGCACCAGTCGCGTAAGCACCATGGAAACTGTGAATACCTGGTGCTGGTTGGTTGTTGTACCTGTACTGCTCATCATTGCGATCAGACTTGAATCGAGTAGGATCCTGAGCGAGGGTCTGAGCAGAAACCATACGCTTAGCACCATTGTAGCCTAAGCCATCGGTGCGTAAACCAGTCTCTGAACGGTTAGTAGTTCTCTTAGTTCTTTCGTGTTCATTACGAGGAACAACACCCGTCATTCCCTGAGCGCGTCCAGCCATAGTAGGTAAAC